ATGTATGACCATCAAATAACAATTAAGTTATGAGCCGAGAGAAAGATTTAAGACTCAACATTATTGAGGCAGGATATAGGGCCGTTGAGCAACTCATTAAGGTTGCTAAGGAAGATATCATTAAGCCTGACCCTGAGGATGATTTATCTGTGGATAAATTAAAAAATGCTGCAGCATCAAAACGATTGGCTATATTTGATGCATTCGAGATTCTAAATAAAATTGAAGCTGAAAAAGCTACGCTAGAGGAGGTAAAAGATGAGTCATCAAAACTTGATAGCAAGCAAGGGTGGGCTGAGCGAAGAGCTAAATAGCCTATGTATTGTCGTTAGTGACTACATTCCAAAGAGCGTTGTTTCTACAAAAAACAGAAACAGGACTTGGCAGTATGGTTATAATGACCAATACGATATTGTAGTTATATCAAAGACGGGACAGATTGGAGATATTGTTAAGATATCAGGACTTCATATTGCACTTCCACTAGTCCCCAAGGAGTGTCTTCAAAGACACTCTAAACCATCTGAACAGCATTGGGAAAGAAAAGAACTACCTATTCAGCTAGGTAGAATACAATCAATATTTCAGTGGCATGAGATGCCTAAGGAGTTTAAGGCTAAGTATGTAGACTACATAGAGGAAGAGTTTGACCGAAGGGAGAATGGGCATTGGTTTATGAATAACGGTAAGCCATCGTATATTACAGGCGCCCACTACATGTACCTTCAGTGGTCTAAGATTGATGTTGGTTATCCTGACTTTCGTGAGGCAAACAGAATCCTATTTATATTTTGGGAGGCATGCAAGGCAGACCCAAGAAGCTTCGGCATGGTGTACCTTAAGATACGCCGCTCAGGATTCTCATTTATGTCATCGTCTGAGTGTGTCAACATAGGTACTCTTGCAAAAGATGCAAGGGTTGGGATACTATCTAAGACGGGTGCGGATGCTAAAAAGATGTTTACGGACAAGGTTGTGCCTATCAATAGTAACCTGCCTTTCTTTTTCAAGCCTGTTATGGACGGTATGGATAAACCAAAGACAGAGCTTGCATACCGGGTTCCTGCATCAAAGATTACTAAGAAGAATATGTCAGATATTGACAGCAATGAGATAGATGGCCTTGACACAACAATAGATTGGAAGAATACAGACGACAACAGCTATGATGGTGAGAAACTTCTTTTCTTGGCTCATGACGAGAGCGGTAAGTGGATTAAGCCAAACAATATCCTAAACAATTGGCGTGTAACTAAGACATGTCTACGTCTAGGTTCAAAGGTAATTGGTAAGTGTATGATGGGTTCTACATCCAACGCACTTGCTAAGGGTGGTCAGAACTTCAAGGACCTGTACGAGGATTCTAAGATATCTACCCGAAATGCTAATGGTCAGACCAAGTCAGGACTCTATGCATTATTTATTCCTATGGAGTGGAATATGGAAGGCTTTATTGATATATATGGCATGCCTGTACTACGTAAACCTAGCAATCCTGTAAGAGGTATTGACGGGAATTGGATAATGAATGGTGCTATTGACTATTGGGAGGCTGAAGTCGAATCACTTAAGAACGACCCCGATGCACTTAATGAATACTATCGTCAGTTCCCGCGCACTGAGTCACATGCTTTCCGTGATGAATCAAAGGCAGCGCTGTTCAATCTTACTAAGATATACCAACAGATTGATTATAATGATACCATTATAAGAGAACACTACATAACTAGAGGTTCATTCAGTTGGAAGGATGGGATAAAAGATTCTCAGGTTATATTTACTCCTGATAAGAGAGGTAGGTTTTTAGTTTCATGGACTCCCAAGAAGCAACTTCAGAATAATGTATACGATAAGCACGGTATTAAACATCCCGGTAATGACCACATGGGGGCATTTGGATGTGACTCCTATGACATCTCAGGAGTTGTTGTAGGTAGAGGTTCAAATGGCGCTCTACACGGTCTGACCAAATTTCATATGGATGACGGCCCTGTAAATGAGTTCTTCTTAGAGTATGTCGCTAGACCTCAGACAGCAGAGATATTTTTTGAAGAGGTATTGATGGCGTGTGTATTTTACGGTATGCCTATCTTGATTGAAAACAACAAACCTCGATTGCTATATCACTTTAAGAACAGGGGGTACCGTGGGTTCTGCATCAACCGACCCGATAAAGTTTACGCTAAGCTATCTAAGACTGAACGCGAGTTAGGTGGTATACCAAACTCATCGGAGGATGTTAAGCAGGCGCATGCCGCTGCAGTTGAGTCTTATATTGAGAAGCACATAGGTATTCAGGAGGATGGGGAGATGGGTACAATGCCGTTTACTAGAACGCTTGAAGATTGGGCTAAGTTTGATATTAGTGACAGGACTATGTTTGATGCCACAATTAGCTCAGGATTGGCTATCATGGCCTGTCAGAAGCACTTATATCAGCCCGAGCTAAAAGAGTCAAAAATAAGCGTTAAATTTGCTACATATAATAATAAAGGAAATATTAGCTCCTTAAATTCATGAAAGAAGTAATTGTAAACATATCATCTACGTCATTCCCGAGTCAATTTGCGACTGACGCAGAGAAAGAAACCCTTGAGTTTGGTCTCCAAGTTGGACAGGCCATCCAATATGAGTGGTTTAGAAAGGATGGTAATCAATGTAGATACTACAGCCAATGGCGTGATTTTCACCGCCTGCGTTTATATGCGCGTGGCGAGCAGCCTATTCAGAAATATAAGAACGAACTTGCTGTAGACGGAGACCTTTCGCATATTAATCTAGATTGGACACCTGTTCCTATCATACCTAAGTTCACTGATATTGTTGTCAATGGAATGTCAGACCGTCTATTTAAGGTTAAGGCATATGCTCAGGATGCGATGTCTCAGGCAAAGAGAAGTAAGTATCAGGATATGATTGAGGGTCAGATGGTTGCTAAAGACCTTCTTACAAGTATTCAAGATAATACAGGTGTTGACCCGTTTGTAATGAAGCCCGATGAGCTTCCAAATAGCGATGAAGAGCTATCATTGTATATGAACCTCAACTATAAGCCTGCTATTGAGATTGCAGAAGAGGAGGCCATAAACACAATACTTGAAGAGAACAGGTACTATGATATTCGTAAGCAGTGTGACTATGACCTAATGGTTCTTGGTATTGCTGTTGAGAAGCATGAGTTCCTTCCCGGTGCAGGTGTTCAGATTTCGTATGTAGACCCTGCAAATATTGTGTATAGCTATACTGAAGACCCTTACTTCCGTGACTGTTTTTATTGGGGAGAGATTAAAACATTGCCTATTACAGAACTCTATAAGATTGACCAATCACTCACGCGTGAGGACTTGGAAAAGATTTCAAAATACAGCCAAAGTTGGTATGATTACTATAATGTAGCTCAGTTTTATGAAAACAATATTTTTTCGCGTGATACGTGTACTCTTTTATACTTTAATTATAAGACTACTAAGAAAATTGTTTACAAGAAGAAAATTCTTGATAATGGAAATTCTAGAATGATTGAAAAAGACGAGAACTTCAACCCTCCTACGGAGATGATGGAAGAAGGTCGTTTTGAAAAAGTAGAGAAGACAATTGACGTTTGGTACGATGGTATTATGGTAATGGGTACTAATATCCTACTTAAGTGGGAATTGGCTCACAACATGGTGAGACCAAAGTCTGCTACTCAGCATGCTTTACCAAACTATGTAGCAGTTGCACCACGTATGTACAAAGGTGTTATTGAATCAATGGTTCGCAGAATGATACCATTCGCTGACCTCATACAATTGACACACTTAAAGCTTCAGCAAGTTATATCTCGTGTTGTGCCTGATGGTGTCTTCATTGATGCTGATGGTATTAACGAGGTTGACTTAGGTACAGGTAACGCATACAACCCTGAGGATGCTCTTAGGCTCTACTTCCAAACAGGTAGTGTTATTGGTCGTTCATATACACAAGACGGTGACTTCAATAATGCTCGCGTTCCAATCCAAGAGTTAAATAGTAACTCAGGTGCTGCTAAGACTCAGATGCTTATTGCCAACTACAATCACTACCTAGATATGATTCGTGCGGTAACAGGTCTTAATGAGGCTAGAGATGGCTCTGACCCTGACCCTCGTGCACTGATTGGTGTACAGAAGCTTGCAGCGCTTAATTCAAATACAGCTACACGTCATATCCTTGATGGAAGCCTATATATGTTTAAGTCTATTGCTGAGGCCCTTACATACAGGGTTGCAGATATTCTAGAGTATGCTGACTTTAGAGATGACTTTGCTAATAAGATTGGTAAATACAATGTATCTATTTTAGATGAAATTAAAGACTTATACGTATATGACTTCGGAATTTTTATCGACATCTCTCCGGACGAGGAAGAGAAAGCGCAGCTTGAGCAAAACATTCAAATTGCTTTATCTAAGGGTGATATTAACCTTGAGGATGCAATTGATATACGCGAAATTAAAAATATCAAGTTGGCTAACCAACTCTTAAAACTTAAACGAGTTAAGAAGGAAGAGAAGGCTCAACAGATGGCTATTCAGCAACAGGCAATGCAGGCGCAGCAACAGATGCAGATTCAGCAGATGTCAGCACAGTCAGCTATGCAGAAGATTCAGGCTGAGACTCAATCTAAGATGCAGGTTAAGCAGGCTGAGATTGCTTTTGAGATTGAGAAGATGAAGAGCGAGGCTATGCTCAAGCAGCAGTTAATGCAGACTGAGTTTGAGATGCAGATGCAGCTCAAGGGTGTTGAGGTAGAGTCGTTAGGTGAGAGAGAGAAGGAACGCGAAGAGGCAAAAGCTAAGCGTATTAGTCAGCAAAACACCGAGCAATCTAAATTAATTAATCAAAGAAAGAACAACCTACCGCCAATCAGTTTTGAATCCAATGAGGATTCCCTTGATGGCTTTGACTTGGCAGAGTTTGACCCCCGCTAAAACAATAAAAAATAATATATAACTTTGTAAAAATTAAATCAAATGGAATTTAAAGTAAAAGAAGTATCAGGAATTGTTGAAAAGAGCGCTGCTCAGATTGAAGAGGAATTATTACAGAAGCACGAAGAGAGTCTAAATGACACTATTCCGTTAGAAGATAATCCACCGATTGATGAGCCACCGATTGATGAGCCGCCAATTCAAACACCTGAGCTTAAAGAGGAAGACGTTCTTTCATATTTGGGTAAAAGATACAATAAGGAGATTAGCTCATTTGATGAGTTGATGGCTCAGCGTCAGGAAAACGAACAGTTGCCTGAAGATGTTGAGGCGTTCCTTAAGTATAAGAAAGAAACAGGGCGTGGTATCCAAGACTACTTGAAGCTACAAGAAGACTTTGATAGCATGGACCCTAATAAACTTTTGAAGCA